CCGCAAAGCATTAGTTGAGCATAAAGATATTAGGGGCTACACACTTTTTGAGGAAGATGTTGTGCTTGGCATAGGCGGTGTACACAACATATGGAGTGGTGTAGGTGAAGCGTGGTTGCTTCTCGGCAAGGAAGCGTTTGCACGGCCCAGAACTGTAGCGCGGCACACAGTCAATTTGTTCGATCACATGCAGGAAGAGTATAAGTATCAGCGCATACAAGCCAGCATCGCAGTGAAAGATGAAAAGGCTAAGAGGTTCGCAGAATGGCTTGGTTTTCAAAATGAGGGTATAATGAGGAAATATGGGCCTGATGGTTCAGATTATTATCGTTATGCAAGGGTGATGTAATGGATCCAATGACGATTGCAGCAGGGGCTTCAGCAGCTAGCGCATTTCTTGGGTTCAAGGGCAACCAAGCATCAGCGCGTGCAGCACAGCAGACGGCTGACTACAACGCAAAGCTGCGTGAGAACGAAGCTGTTTTGTTGCAACGTGCCAAGACTGATCAAGAGGCTAATCTGCGTCGTGCCAATGATCGCCTGACCGCTTCACAGACTGTCGCCACTGCCGCGTCTGGCATTGAGATGTCGGGCAGTCCATATCAGGCACTGGCTGAAAGCTACTTTGCTATGGAGCGTGACGCGCTGCGTATCCAGTACGCATCTGATATTGAGCAAGCCAATGCTATGGCAGAGGCCGCTATGAGCCGCGCCGTTGGCAACGCACGCGCATCCAGCTTTAAAACGGCTTCTTATGTAAGTCTTTTGAATGGCGCAAGCTCGGTTGCTGGTTTCCAACAGCAGCAGGATTTCTTTGCCCTGCAAGAGCAATACAGACAGCAAACATTAGTGAGTTAGAGATGCCAAAGATCCCGCTGTATGCACGAGGCCAAGGAAGCGCAGTAGAACTCGCCACAGGGCGACTTGGCCCCCAAGCACCTAGCGCAGCATTTGAAGCGCCTGGGCAGGCTCTGGTGCGTGCTGGTGAGGCTGTAGGTAGGGCTGGCACTCAGTTTGCAAAGAACGCAGCGGAGTTTGAAAACGCTAAAAACAAGCTGGAATTTGATTTCCAGATGAAACAAAAGCAGGAAGAAACTCGCACACTATCCAAGCAATACGAGACTGAAATTTTTAACAAAAGCCAAGACTATATTAGGACTAACACCCAGATAGATCCGTTTAAAGCAGCGGACAAATTGAAGATAGAAGTTTATGACCCGCTGATACAAAATATCAACACCCTTGATCTAACAGATAGCCAAAAAACAACTATCAAGACAGCCGTAAGTAATAAGTTTTCTTATCAGTCTGCAGACATCAAAAAGTCCGCGCACAACCTTGGCACCCTTCAAGGTGGGCAAACCACAAACAATACTCTTGAAGCGGGTCTTGCAGAAGCTGGCACTGCATCAGAGGCCAGTGATCTGTTTGGTATCGTTTCGCGCATGAAGTCAGAGATTCGCGAAGGCACCCTGGCAGGGCAGCGCGGCATCGCCTACTCCGAAAAAACCATCCAGAAAGAAGCGTATCTGCGTTTCTTTTCTAACGGCATCGCTAACTCTGACAGCGTTGCGACCTTGCAAAGCCAGCGCACATTGATTGACTCGGTGCCAATGGCAGAGTCCACCAAGAAGACGCTTGAGGGCTTGATCTCTGGCAGAGAGGCCGACATCAAGGCGGGCCTGCGTGATGATATTTTAGGCTCTATCCTGACAGGGGATCTGGACGAAAGTCAGATGGAGTCAGCAGCGGCGCAGCTACGCACGAGAGGCGCTACTGAAATCAAGATTGAAGGCAGGGAAGGTGAAGACGATCTGGTAATCCCATTCGGAGGCGCTGGATTCGACTTTCTTACTAGCCTCGCCAACACGCTGGATCGCGGGATTGATGACCTTCAGAACGAAAAGAACCGCTCTCTGATTGAAGAGGTTTCGCCAACGATTGTGGCTATGAACCGAGAAGAGCTTACTTCCTTTGTTTCGGATGCAAAATCAACTAGTGGTCAGTTTGAAGGAGCATCATATGACACAAGAAGGTTGCTTAAGAGTCTGGCTCAAGAACGCCTAGACACTATGGATCGTGAGTTGTCATCCACTATTGATGCAGACTCCAAAAGCCTGAAAAACATCTTAGAGGCGAACAAAGGGGCTATGACCCCAAACGCTGAAGCATTGGCTAGTGAAATCGGTGCCAACATAGATCTGGTTTCAGAGGACAACCAACAAATTAGGACTAATTTCAACAACTTAATGGATGGCGTGTCGCTTGCTGGTCAGGTTTATTCTGGCATCAAGTTTAAGCCAAAAGCGGCAGGTGACAATGCAATCCTTGACTTGCGCAACCGACTAAAGACGGCTGATGCAGATGAAGCGGCAGTTTTGCAAACTGCAATAGATAGCCTGTCTAAAATGGAAGCCGACAGGCAGGCGCAAATTATCAATGACCCTGTAAGGTATATCCAGACGAACCGTGCGCCGGGGCAAGAATTAGCTACAACGTCAGAGCTTGTAACTATACAGCAAGGCTTGGGCATAGCTCCTGTAGATATTCGCGTGGCGTCTGATCAACAGATCAGCACATTCCAAGGTCAATTTAGAAATCCAGAGCTTACATCACGCGAAAAGTCAGAGCTTGGCATTGAGTTTATAACGCGGTTTGGCGTTGAGCATGAGGGTCGCGTAATGCGTAATCTGATGAGCCAAGGCGTGCTTACGCTGTCTGACACATGGATCATCGCCAATCCTGACAATGCCGCAGGTTTTGATATCGACGCAGCTAACCGTCCTGACATTGTAAAGACGTTAAAAGCGGAGCTTGGCAACACAACAGTCAGAGAAATCATTGACGAAGTGCGCGTGCAGAACGGTGAGTACACCGGCAGTGTGATCGGCGGCATGTCAGATACCCTGATATCTCGCGGTGCCACGGGATCTCGCATGTTGCACATCACTGCGATGAATGGCCTGATTCAAAACACTGCCATGTATTACATGCAAGATGGCAAGACGACTGTAAGCGAGGCTGTGGCAAAGGCGATTGATAATGTGGTCAATACGCAGTTTGCGTTTGGCGAGGTAAATGGTAAGCCGCTGCGCATGTTGAAAGGCTTTGAGAGCCAAGCAGAAGGCATCTCTGACTTGCTAAACAAACATGTCAAAAGAGAACCGCTGCAGGAATACATCACAAGCATTGCTGAGATACCGCCGCTTGCAGGGCAAAGCGACGAGGCTGCACGCCTACAGTTCATGAAAGATCTGTCGCAAGGTTATTGGGTTACGACATCTGATCACAAGGGTGCATACCTTGTTGATCAAACCGGCAACATGGTGCCGCGTAAAGTGCCGAGAGATTCGTTTGCTGTTGCTGGCAAGACGACAGAAATAAGGCCAGATCGAGCTTTCATCACAGTAAGGTTTGATGAGCTTCTGCCTGTTATTGAAGACTTAAAACAAATCAGGGCGTTAGACCCTAGAAGTAGGGCAGAGAACGCTTTGAGGCTGTTTGACTGATGGTAGACTTTTACGTCCCAGAACAGCAGTTCGACAAAAACGCTTTCGATAGCTATTTCGACATATCGAAGGCTGGCACCCTAGATGTGCTTGGCGCTACGCTGGACGAGACGCTGTACTACAACCCTCTCAGCGCACTTAATCGCACGTTTGATCAGTATCTAGGGCCAGGTTCTGACGGACGACGCTTGTCTGCTGAAGAATATCGTGACAGTCAATACTACCGCTCTGGTATTGAGGTAGACGAAGACGGCATCACAGAGGGTTTGGCAAACCTGTTTGCAGACCGCCATGACCGTCGCGCTGCCTTCAGGTCTACCTTGAACAGATCACGCGGCGGGTTTGGTTTGGGTGCTGCGCAGTTCGGCACCATGCTTGCCGGCTCTGTTATCGACCCATTGAACATTGCTAGTGCGTTCATCCCTACTGTTGGCGCAGCGCGTATGGCAACGATGGCGGCAAAGTATGGCAAAACAGGCAGCAGGTTGGTTGGCGGTGCAATCAACGGTACTGTTGGTGCTGTAGCTGTAGAGCCATTGGTAGTCGGTCAGGCGTTTCTTGAGCAAGACACCGACTATGGCCTCATGGATAGCTTCCTAAACGTCACTTTTGGTGCCGTGCTTGGTGGTGGACTGCACGCTGGCTTTGGCAAGATCTCAGACCGCATAGAAGCAAGCTCAACCAAGCGGGAGGCGCTTGCGCGTGCCATCGTTGATGCCGTCAATGATCAAGAGGTGCAGGGCGGAAAGATCATTGAGGTTGAAGAGGCCGCAAAAGACGCCGACATCATCGCTGCTGCCAATGAAAGATTAGCAAAAGATAGGTCTGTCAGAGGCGTAGAGCGTAGGTTTGATCCTAAAACTGGCGACATTGTTGAAGAAACTGTCATCCGAGAAGACGATGTTACGACGCTTGGTGAGCCAGCTAAACGTAAGGGCAAAGCTCGGCCCCCAAGGTTGCGTGCAGAAGAGCCAAAAACTCTGATCCAATTCATTAGAGCAAACGGCGGGATTGACCCGACGAGTCAAGGTGCCACTGATCTCAAAGAGGTTATCCCTGCGGCAAAGGCTGGAAAGTTCTATGTAAGCGCAGCAAAGGGCGGCAAGTCTGTTGATGACATGCTTACTGCTGCGCGTGAGGAAGGCTATCTGCCGTCAGAAATAGAGGGTCAGGCTGACGACATTGGCATCAATGATCTGATCGACGCTGTGCGCGAGGACAAAACTGGCAACAAACAATACTCTGCTGCCGACGCAGAGGCTGTCGCGCAGTTTGATGAAGCTCAAAGAATAGCAGATTTCTTAGACCGTAAGGGCATCGACCCTACTGGCATGACTGATGAACAGTTAGATCGTGCCATTTCGGAGGCCGAATTTGTTGACGAACAGCTTTCTATGCCTTCTGTAGATCGAAATGTAGAGCCACAATCCTTAGAGGGTGCGCCGCTGACGCAGCAAGAGTCGCTAAACGCTCAGAATGAGGCCCAGGCACAGGATTATGATCTCGGTGTGGACATTGACGGCAAGCCAAAGTTGGTTGAGTTGGACGAGTCTGGCGTGGATCTCAAGGCTCGTGAGTATCAAGACACGGTAGATGAGATTGCGCAGCTAGAAGAAGAGTTGACTGTAGCGCGTGCGGATAGCGAAGACGAGTTACCGCAAGACTTTATAGACGATATTGAAAGCGCAGATGCTGCAATACGGCGTGCTGATGAATACATGCCGGAAGCTGTGAAGCGTGCAGCGGTCTGCGTCTTTGGCAAGAGTGGAGCGGCATCGTGAATACAAAAGAGTGCGGTCAGCAGCTTCTAAAGTTTGCACAAGAGAAAAACATTGCCATAGCGCAAGAAGAGATCAACGGCATCGTCAAGGTGATGGAGGATCTTATTGAGGAGCGTGGCGGCGTTTACAAAGGCGACACTACCCTCAACGACATCACAGGCAAAGCGATTGAGTTTGCGCAGCAGTCTAAGATCAATGCAGCTATTGAGAAGCGCAACCGTTTGATGAATGCGCGTCGTTACTTGGCAGTTATGAATGTTATTCGTCAGGAGCCGGACAATCCTGGTAAGGCACTGTCTGCTTTGATGGTGGGTGATGCCAGGCGCACGCTACACAGCGTTGATGCCAAACAGCGTGCCATCATGCTGGACAACAGTCAGGCATTGATTGTTGCGCTGAAACGAGACGGCTTGCTTGATGTGTTCAAGTCTAACGAGCTTGATGAAAAAATTTATCAAGAGATGTTTGATGGCCTTGGCACTAGCGGAAGCAGGGAAGCAAGGCAGATTGCAGAGACAATCAAGAAGGTGCAGAAGCGTCTGCTTGACCGTAAGAACCGCGCTGGTGCTAACATTGGTGAGCTTGAGAACTATGTGGTGCGTCAGCATCACGATCCGCTGTTGATCCGTGGCAAAGGCACACAAGAAGACAAGCAAGCGTGGATTACGTTTGTGCAAGAAAACATGGACGTTGAGAAGACGCTTGAGAACAAGCCGCGTGGCATGTCTGTCGAAGACTATCTGGGTGGCATGTGGGACAACCTCGTCAGTGGCAATCACATGAAGGCTGACGGCGTTGATGCTATGGGTGGCAGTGATCAATCCAGAGCTATGCGTCCGTTGCAGTTTACCGGGCCTGTCAATCTTGCCAAGAGATTGAGTGCGCAACGGATCATTCATTTTAAGAGCGGCAAGTCTGCGCTGGCTTATGCCAACAAATATAGCCGCATGAACCTGTCAGAAGCCGTGTATCAAGGCATTTCGCATGATGCACAGGCTATCGGCTTGCTTGAGACGTTTGGCACCAATCCCAGAGCCATGTTTGAGCGTGTCCTTACTGAAATTCGTCCCAGAGGCGTGCAGAAAAGCATTAAAGAGGGGCGTCTCAAGAACCAGTTTGCGGAGCTAGACGGCACCACTAGGGCTTTGGGGGCTACAGCTACAGTCGGCAACACAGGTGTGACATATGCCGGCATCGCCGCTGGCTACAGAATGGTGCAGAACATGGCAAAGCTGGGCTTTGCAACGATCTCATCGTTCTCAGACATCGCAACCAAGGCGTCGTTTATAAATGCTAACACTGAACGCAACATCTTTGGGTCATACGCAGCGGCACTGCGCGATACTTTCCGGCTGTTCAACAGCGAACAGCAAAAAGAGTTGGCCTATCTAATCGGCGTGGGCGTTGAAAACGAGCTTGCTGATGTTCACGCTAGGTTTGGCGCTAACGACAGCGGCCCCGGCATGATCTCCAAGATGCACCAATTTTACTTCAAAGCTATTGGTATGCAGTGGTGGAACAATACGCAAAAAGTAGGCGTGGCACGCCTGTTGGCGGCAGATCTAGCCAACTACTCTAACCGTGCGTTTGATCAGTTACCGACAGAAACTCGCAGATTGCTTGCCCTTTACAACGTCAATGAAGGTGAGTGGGGTTTGTTCCGTGGCTTAGAGATGAAAGCTGCTGATGGCCGCAACTATCTTGTGCCTGACTTGGTTGAAGACATTACCGACGCTAAACTCGACCCTCTGATTGCAGAACGCATAGGCCAGCTAGATATCACTGACAAAATGAGGCGTGATTTTCGTGATGATTTAAGAACCAGGCTGTCTGCTTACTACGCAGATAGCGCGGACACGGCTATTCCAACACCGGGTGCCAGAGAGCGTGCGATTATGAACCAAGGCTTGCCGCGTGGCACGGTAGCTGGTGAGGCGATCCGCATGTTAGCCCAGCTAAAGGGCTTCCCGATTACCTATGTTACTAAAGGCATGGGCCGACAAAAAGCCATGTCGGGTTACTATGGCATCGCCAAGATGATGGTTGGCACCACGATGATGGGCTATCTGTCAGTAGCAATGAAAGACATTCTAAAAGGCAAAGAACCAATGGATGTCTTCAATGATGACTACACATTAAACACAGACTTGTTGTTTAAAGCATTTACGCAAGGTGGCGGTGCTGGCATTTACGGCGACTTTATCTTTGGCGAGTTCAACAGGTTTGGACAAGGCCCGTTAGAAACGCTTGCGGGGCCATCAATCGGCACTGCCGCAGATGTACTTAAGATCTGGGGTAAGTTTCGGTCTGGCGACGACGCAGCGGCTGAGACTGTGCGTTTGGCGTTCCGCAACATACCGGGTGCAAACGTGTTCTATGCCAAACTAGCCTTGGACTACCTGTTTATGTACGAGCTTACAGAGTTTGCAAACCCAGGCTATTTTAAGCGCATGGAACGCCGCATGAAAAAGGACACAAGGCAGGAGTTTTACTTCCCGCCATCGCAGTATGTACGCTAGGGCCGAAATAAGGTATAAATACCTCAAGGAGCAAAGACATGACGGTTAGCAGCACCACTACCAAGAACAGCTATTCTGGCAATGGTTCTAATGACACCTTTGCTTACGGCTTCAAGATATTCGATGACGACGACATCACGGTTATCATCCGTACAGATGCGACAGGCACCGAAACCGTCAAGACTAAGACCACCCACTACACAGTCACAAATGTCGGCAACGCATCTGGTGGCAACGTAGTTTTTACCGGCGGTAACATACCGGCCAGCGGTGAGACTGTTGTGTTGCGCCGC